CCAACCGACTGCGTTGAGTTTCACGATATCCGTGGCCCTTATTACACCGAGAGAGAGTGCCGTAACCGTGCTATGGAAATGTCTAGGGCGGTTGGCGAGATAGCTAACCTGATGCCGATTAAGTGGCGTTGTGACTTGCTTAGGAAAGGGATGCTGTCCTAATGGAGCCAATATCAACCGCCTTGGCCGGTATAGCGTTGGTGAAAGCCAGCGTGGATGGGATCAAATCCGCACTCGGCACCGCAAAAGATATCGGCGCTATCGCTAATGATATCGACGCGCTGCTGAATGGGCAGGCTCAGGTTCAAGCCGCCAGCAACAAAAAGGCTGGTGTCGGACTGGCCGACCAGTTTGGTGTGCAGTCTGTAGCCAAGGAAATGATCGACGCGAAGATCGCTGCTGAACACGTTGCTGAGGTGCGCCGCCTGACAGACCACCGCTTTGGCGCTGGCACTTGGCAATCTATTCTCGATGAGCGAGCCAAGCGGATCAGGGAGGCCAAGGCCGCCCAGCTTGAGGCTCGCCGTCAGGCTCAATTGCGGCAAGACGAAATAATGGAAAACGTAAAAATAGGAATAGCTATTTTCGCTTTGGTGGTTGTTGTGGTAGGTTTGTTTATCGCTGTAATGGTGTCAACGGCTGGAGCCATAGGGCTAAATGAGTGAAACAACAACCGGACTTATTGGCGAGTACATTGCTGCCGCCGCTATCCTTGCACAGGGGTGGCGCGTCTCGATGGCTCAACAAGACCGGGTAGATATGGTGGCTTGGAATGGGCAAGAGTTTCTTCGAGTGCAGGCAAAGACTGCGAGTTTATTGGGCGATAGCGATGGTCGATCTCCGCGTCACCACTTCCAATTGGGCCACGGCTGTAAAGCAAAACATCTGCCGACAAAGGATGATTACGATGTTCTCTGCCTTGTTTCCCCCAATGCGCGAAGGGTCTTGTTCATGCCGGTTACGAGCATACGGCAATATAGTATGCGGCTGCCAGCGTCGCGCTTCACTGAAGCTGCGGAAACTGATAGCTGGGATAAGGCGGTCGATCACGTTTTGGAGATGAGACGATGAATAAAGACGCACTGAGAGAAGAACTAGCTGAAGACGAGGGCTGCAAGTTCGAGATATACTTGGATCATCTCCATCTGCCCACGTTTGGAATTGGCCATTTAATTAAAGAGCATGACCCAGAATACGGCCTTCCGGTCGGCACTGAGGTATCTGAGGACCGCGTGCGTAAGGCGTTCAACCTCGACATTGCCGTGACGATTGAGGACTGCCGCCGATTGTGTGACAACGTCGGCGTCGACTTCAACGAGCTTGACCTGCGCTATCCAGACGGCGCATTGGCGTTGTGCAATATGACGTTTAATCTGGGATATCCACGTTTCAACAAATTTAAGAAAATGTGGGCGGCTGTGGCTGAGGCTATGGAAGACCCGAAGGCGTGGCTGACCGTGGCCGCCGAAGCTGAAGATTCACGATGGTTCGATCAGGTGCCTAATAGAGCCAAGCGTTTAACAGCAAGGTTCAGGGCTTTGGCTGATGGCTAAGGCGCTGCTTGAATATAAGATTATCCCGCGCTTTATGATGCTGGCGTTTACCGTAATGGCGTGGAATGTGTGCGACTGGTTTATGGGTTTAGGCGCATCAGCCACAACGCAGCAGACAGCGTTTGTTTCAACGATAGTCGGGGCGGCAACCGGTGCCTTTGGCATCTGGATGAGTAACGAGGGCAAGTAAATGATTGAAGCATTGATCGCACCAGTGACAGGATTGCTGGACAAGTTTATCGAAGACAAAGACCAGAAGAATAAGCTGGCGCATGAACTGGCCACGATGGCCGACAGGCACGCTCAAGAGCTGGCTAAGGGGCAACTGGAGATAAACAAGGCTGAGGCGTCTCACAGGTCAATCTTCGTGGCTGGCTGGCGTCCATTTGTTGGATGGACGTGTGGCGTTGCATTGTGCTGGCATTTTGTGCTTGCGCCCTTTGTTATTTTCGCCAGCGCCTATGCCGGTGTGGCTCTACCCGATCTGCCTCAGTTTGATATGTCGAGCCTGCTGACCGTGTTAATGGGCATGTTGGGGCTTGGCGGCATGCGTAGCTTCGAGAAGATGAAGGGGCTAACGAAATAAGGGGGCTTTCGCCCCCTCGCCTCACTTGTATAGATACTGATAGTCAAACCTGTCGGCGGTCTGCATATCCTCAAAAACCACATTGTAGCTTTCATCGTCAATGCGCTCGACCCGCCTGACTAGGGCTGTCACCAGCCTGCCCTTCGGGCCAGTCACGGTGACTAGGTCGTTGGGTTTAAGGTGTTCTGTTTGCACTTACCCCTCCAGCTTTGCTTTTGTTGGGCGCTTTAAAAACCCAAACTTCTGATCGTCTTCGCTTGGTGTGATCGCCGCAGTAAATGAGACACGCTTGCCCTTCAGTTCTTGGCCGGTGACAAACTGGCCGTCTTCCTCGGCTGGCTCATGCAGCTTTGATGGGATAGAACCCCAAACTTTAAAGCCGCTATCGTCACGCACCAGCATCTTCCACTGCATACCAAAAGAAGTGTCACGAATGTCAGTCGAGATAATAACGCCAGTCACCTCGACGCGGCCCTCTGGGCAATCTGCTGCGGCTTCCCACTCAGCGGTGCGCTCGGCTTCGCGCTTTTCTTCGCGTGCCATAACTTTGCGAACAGCAGCCTCTTGGTTTTCTGTCAGCCTGCCCCACTCATGCAGAGCGTCGCGCATACTGGCGATAAAATCGCTGCCGCCACCAAGCACAAAACGCTCGATTTCTTTGCGTGTCTCATCCTCAGCAATCCAACGTTTATTGCGCCCGATAGACGCGTTGGCCTTGATGCTTGCCTCACGTCCGGCTTCCCAAGCTGTCTGGTTCATAATGAAAGTCATATCAATCTCCCTTGTTACCCTATGAATATAATATGATATCACTTTAATATCAACCCCTGTCGAGCAAAAAAGACCCCGCCCAAGGGCGAGGCCGATATTCGTTATAAAAGTTTAAACGCTCTGGCTCGACCGGCCACCTTCTCAGCCGCGCCACGCTCGACCAGTCCAGTCATCAGCCGGTGTACTTGGCTGAAGCTCTTGCCGGTCTTTTGCGACAGCTCACTGATGGTAGGCGTGTAGCCATACCGGCGGGTCATGCGGTCAATCAGAATCCGCAGTTCCGCCTGCTTCTTTGTAAGCGGCACATCAATCATCACGCGCCTCCTTTATCGTTAACGTGCCTTGGCGTGCAATCCGTGCAGGCTTGGCCGGTGTCGTCTTGGCCGGTTGCGCCTTGAAGTTACGCATAGGCCACTTAACGTAATAAGCGCGGTTGCCGACCATCCCGACCGCCTCATCGTGGCTACCCATACGCTCTTTTAACATAGCCTCAGCTTCGTCAATGTCGCCCTCAGCGGCTCGCTTGGCGTCCTTGGCGTTGACCAACTGAGCCAGCCAGTCGTTGTCTTCGCCCTCTAACGTGATCGGCGGCGCACCGTCATCGACACGCGGATAGGCGGTGTTGCCGTCAGCGCTGGACTGGATCGGATACCAGTCAACGTCAAACTTGCGACGCTCAAACTCCTCGATCTCATCCGTTATGCGCGACTGTGTGGCAGCGTTTGCCTGATATAGGAAGATGCGTAGCTCCACACCGCCGTATAACACGCACACAGCGCCCCACGTTAACTTGGTGGCCATCAATTGCCCTTGGAGTTGTAGCGGCCCCCTGTGAGGTGCTGGCCGGTCTTCTGGCTTACTGCTGGTCAGCTTACTCTCCAGCACGCCCACGCCGTCAACCCAGACAGGGCCGTCAACGCAGTAAATGCCTTTTGACGGATCGGTGGTGACTTCATGCCCCAGCCCGCCGTCAGCGGTGCCGTCAAGCGACACGGCGAATGGTAGCGTGTCGTGAAAGATGGCGTCGTGTTCCAGCTTCAGGTCAGTCAGGTTGAGCCGTTCAGCCGCAGTGGTTAGGATGACGCCCTCCAAGGCGTCACCCCAGTCACAGGCTTCGTTGCCGTTGAATGGATTTGGGTTTGGCTTGCCTTCGATTGAGGCCAGTGCCTCAGCCAGCAAGTCGTTTGGCGTGCCGTATGGCGACGCGTTCATCAGCAATGGTATGCGTGATGCGGTGACGATATCGTCGGGTGTTTTTTTACCTACCATTAGTTTGCTCCTTGGGCTTTTAGGCGTTCAACTTTTGATCTCCAGATGCCAACGCGGCGGTTGGCAACATTTATTCTTTTTGTGAAGTGGCGATGGGCAACTCTAAGGATAGCTTTTTCTTCCATTAGCTCCGCCTCTAACTTGCTGGCGTAATCGTGCCATTCATCCGCCTGTTTCTTTATTGCGTTTACGCGGTCAGCCATCTTCCGGCTATGCGCCTCAGACTGAGCCACCGCGTCACGCAACGCAGTCAGCGTCTGGATAAGGTCAGCGCATACGCGCTCACCGTTCATAATTTTTTCATCTATATCTTTGATGATTTTGCAGTGTTTAGAAAAATCCATTAGTTAGTCTCCCAAATTGGTGGTGTGTGATTAGCCCCATAAAAATCTTCAGGCATACTGTTATGTTTTTGCCTGTTTTCTGAGGCCGGTATAATTTGCAAATTCCACGGCACATGAAGGCCGCAAATGTTTTCTCCTTGCAGCGGATAGTAGTGGTCAACTTCATGCGGGATGCCTGTCTTATCTGTAAGAGCATCTCGCTTTTTGTAGAAAGAAATAAACTCCCTTGACGACACACAAGACAGAGTGTGCATCTTTTTTTTCATTTGATAGTGAACAGTAAGCGCACAATATTTTGATTTATTTTTTTTATAATATTCATACTGCCTGTCCTTTATCTTCCCAGAGCGCCAATCTTTTTTGCGCTTCTCAGCAATAACTTTTTTATTGTTGTGGTAATATCGCAAAGCCCTATCGTTGTCGGCCTTTTTATATTCTGGGTTTTTCCGCTTTTCCCTCATCCTTGCAAGACCTGCATCGTTTTGGCATTTGACGCACATACCTTCTTTCACCCGCCTATTAGATGTGTGACCGTGTGTACAGGGGTATTCTGGATCGTAAACACTAAAGCCAGCTCGATCAGCGGAAAACCTGTTTTCAACGGCGCGTAATGCTTGATCCCAAGTAGGCTGATGATCGCATTTTTTGTAAGCGTTTATGAAAGATAAAATTCTATGTTGAAGGGGGTGCCTGTTTTCTTCTTGGCGCTTCTTCTCAGAATGTTTTGCGCCGACAACTCTCCTGCACTCAAAACATAATCCGTTGCTACAATAACGCTCGCAAACGTGACCGTTGCAGCAAGGCTCGCCAGTAAAAAACCTTTTCAACCCCTGCTCAATCGCCTCTTGGCGCGTAATAATTTCCATCATCCTGCACCCCCAAAGCGAGCCATCAGCGCCCACACGTTATATTCAGTAGTCACCGCGTTTGTGCAAAACGCCAGACCAAATGCCATCACAAACAGCATACCGATTGTGTCTTTAAGCATTACCCTCTCCCATATTTAGACGGTGTCTTTAAACGCGCGTCTGGTGTCTTTGGTGCCAACGCCGTCCAGCCGTTAATGTGTAGGCGGTACGCGCTACACACGATCTCACCGCCAACCCAACTCTCGCCACGCGAGATGTGCGTGATGAGGCTCTTGTGGCCGGTGCGTTTACAAGCCAACGCGATTGCATCGTACCTGTCGAAAATTGGACCAGTTACAACTGGACGCGTGAACGGATTGCTCACGACATACCAGAGTTTGACCCTATCTGATCTGATCTGTTTCATTTTTTACCCCCTGTTAAACCTTGCCCAAGCGGCCTTGCTTTGGGCTTCGTCGATGCCAATCACTTTGAGCGTGGCTCTTGCTGAGATGACAATGCCTCGACAGCTCTCCCAATAATCGCCACCAATGTCGTCAGCGTAGAATGTTGCGCGGCTTCTTAACTCAGCCAGCTCAGGTGTCTCATCAGCACTAATGAAATAATGGGCTTTGGTTTCCCTGATAATCTCAGGTGCCTCGCAATCACACTCGACGTGATCGCGGTAATAGTGCTTTGGGATGCGGTAAATTTTACTCATATCAATTCTCCCTTCAATTCGATGACGTGGGTGACGCGCTTGGTCTTCCAATGGAAGTCAGCGACCGGCACTGACATATGCTGGTCAGAGACGATGCCGTCCTTGACGTGCTGCATGTGGCCGCCGGTGCGAACAATGTATGAGACGCCCGCCTTGGTCTCCCACTCAACCCAAGATGCAAGCGTGCGACCCTTGGTGCGTGTCAGCTTGGCCGGACGGTCATACATGCGGCAGAGCTTTACGATCTGCGGCACGTTAGTGCGCCCCTGCCACCTTGCGCCGAGCTTAAAAGTCTTGCGGCACAAATCCATAATCTCATCGACGCTGGCGTTGACCGCGTGTGCTACTGCGGTTGGGCCACAATTTGGTAAAAGTCCTGACATATCAATTCTCCCTTGGTTGGGGCGGGGCTGTTAAGCCGCCGCCAATCTTTTGAGTAAAAAGGCACGGCTCGCGCCGCCTTTAGCAATGTTGGAAACATACTTGCCATCACGATACTCATCAGCCAACCAATGGTTGCCAATCTGATGAACGCGGATATGTTCCGCACCGACAACAACCCAGACTGCGCCTTTAAACCGTGTGCGTTCTGCAATTTTCTTTAACTTGACCATTTGGTAATCTCCTTGATTTCCCTGTTTTGTCCCTCTTACCCTTAGAATATAATCATGATATCAACATATATCAATAGCGATATTGCATTATTATTAGATTAATATCAAAAAAATATCACTATGCCTTTAATCGCCCAAATTTGCCCGCTGACGGCATGTAGGTGTTTTGGGGTATAAGCGTACCAAAAAGAAGCCAGAGGCGTTTTTTGCTTCCAGCAACGATCACAGAAGGGTCATAAAATGAGTGAAGTTAAGCCAGTTTTGTTGAGGCTCAGAGCCTCGACCATTGAAATGCTAAAAGCCGAGCTAGAGTTATCGGCTCACCGCAGTCAGTCGTCGCTTGCCGATGAGTTGCTGGTCAGGCAGTTAGAGAGCAATATCCGCCAGCGCCACATCCAGACGACTATGGATCATCAGGCGGGGCGGGTCTGATGCGTGCCGGAGGTGGACGCGCCAAGGGTGCAGCGTTTGAACGCGAAATCTGCAAGCTCATTGAGCTAGGCACAGGCAGAAAATTACGCAGGCGGTTATCACAATATCAGGAAAAGAACCTGAGCGATCTGGAGCCAGCGGATAACAAACCGTTTCCGTTTTTGATTGAGTGCAAGCGTTATGCAAAGGTTTCGCCTAGCAATGATTGGTGGGATCAGATTGTCACGGCGGCAAAGTCTGCGGCTAACACAAACGACGCCCTGCCGTGCCTGATATATAAGCTAGACCGTCAGCAGACACAGGTGCGGATACCGATTCAGGCGCTTGTGGTGCTAGGTAACTCTAGCGTGGCTCAGGATATAGCTGAGACATACGACTGGCGCTACACGGCTACGCTGGATTGGGAGACGTTTGAGATGGTGCTGCGCGAGCATCTGGCGGTGATGTGATGAAAGCCCACCAGCGCCTAGTCCGTGAAGCCAAAGAGCGTGAAGAAGGTGTAGACCTTTTTGGGGCTTATTGGCACGGCATAGACACAGACATAAAAAAGGCTGAGGTCAGAGAGGTCAGCCATCATCAGGCTAAAGAGATTATCGAAGAATATGAGTGGATGGGCTGTCTGGCTGCCGTCAATTGGTTTTATTACGGAATATTTTTTGACAACATCTGCGGCGGAGTTGTCGTTTATGGTCAGGAATACATCGAAAACTTAGGCCGCTGGGATAAATATGGGTATACCGGAAAGATTATATTATTAAATCGTGGTGCCTGTGTGCATTGGGCGCACCCGCACTCAGCAAGCAAGTTGATCCGCACGTCGATGAAGATGCTGCCAGAAAAATATAAGGTGGTGACTGCCACAGTCGATGATTTGGCTGGCGAGATAGGCACAATTTATCAGGCTTGCGGGTTTGATTACATCGGCTCAATGCGCGACGCCAACCCAAATGTAAACAGTCGAAAGGGCGACAGGTCTGCTTGGCTTATTAATGGGAAGCTGTACGGCGCAAGGGCAATGAGGCAGAAGTTTGGCACCACAAAGATTGAGGTGATCCAAGAGAGATACCCAGACGCGAAACACGTTAAACAAAACAGCAAGGGCAGGTATTTCGCTTTTCGCGGCACCAAAAAAGAGATCAAGGAAAACAGGTCAACAATTAGTCACCTGATAAAACCATACCCAAAAAGGCAGGAAAATGCGTCCTAAATATGAAACACAAGCCGACCGCAACAACGAGCAGCGCGTAGCTGACTTGCTGGCGGAAAAGGGTTATAGCCTCGACAAGCTGCCAATGAGCTTTGGCCTAGACGTGGCCATCACCGACGATTTTGAAGAAAAGATTGTGGCGTTTGCCGAGATAAAGGCACGCACATTTGAGATGAATAAGTATCCGACGGCGATGATTAACCTGCACAAGGTTATCAGGGCGCATGACATTTCCGCTTGCACCGGATTGCCGTCGTATCTTATCGTTCTTTACCGCGACGCATTGGTGCGAATAAATTTTGCCAGTGAGTTCGAGGTCAAGATGGGTGGCAGGTCAGACCGAGGCGATCCGGCGGATCGTGACGTTTGCGCCTATTACCCGATTAGTGGGTTCACGGTTGTGAGCCAATTTTGAAAAAGCTGAAAACGAAAAAGGAAAAGTTAAATGGCTTTAGGTTTTGTGAACGAGAATAGCGGTGACGGTTCAGCAATCGTGCCGATTTTGAAGTATGACACTCGCGGTGGCTACATCATTAAGGTGGATCGTCACCAAGATGAGGGCGGCACTTGGGTGAAGGATGAATCCGAGCTGGAGTATCCGGTCAAAGTTGCGATGGACTTGGAAAACATCAAGGTCGGCTGGCTCGGCTTTGTTGGTGGCGCACCAGACTTTCATCTGGTCAACATTGGGGAGCCAATGCCGGCACGTCCAAGCCCTGACCACAATCAAGGCTTTCAAGTCAAGCTCTGCAATAAGGAGCTGGGGCTGCGTGAGCTGTCCAGCGGCGCAAAGACTATGACTGTGCCGTTTAATGACTTGCACAACGCGTATGAGGCTCAGAAGGCCGACAATGCGGGTAAGGTGCCGGTCATTGAGTTTACCGGCTCAGAGCGTTACAAGGTTAACACGCCAAACGGTGAGCTGACTTTCAAGAAGCCGGTGATGGTTATCAGCGGTTGGGTTGACCGTCCGGCAACCCTAGATGGCGCGGCAGCGCCACAAGAACCTGCGCCGACAGTGTCAGCGCCTGCGATGGAAGCCGTTGCCACCTCGGCGGCTCCGCCAGCGGGCAGCGACCTGTTTTAGCGCAGTAGGTCACGGCGGTTAGGGTTTCCCTCCCTTTCCCTAGTCGCCGTGGCCGCTTTTCTAAAGGGACAAAGGGGCAGGAAAGGGTTTTAGTTATGACAAATATATCGGCTCACATAGAGCAAATAGCGCGGCACTATTGGGGTGAACCCAATATGAAGCTGTCGCAAAAAGGTCGGACGCTGCGGTTTGGCAATCGTGGATCGCGCGAGGTGCATCTAGGCAAAGGCACTTGGTTTGACTTTGAGACCAACGAAGGCGGTGGCTGCGTGGACTTGGTGAGGATGAACGAGGGGGCCACAATCGCCAGCAACATCCCCGAGATATTAGAAAGAAAATTCGGCATCCAGCGTCAGGCGCAGCAGTCGCTACAGCCAGCGCGGTTTATGTCAGCGGTCTACGATTATATCGACGATCAGGGCGAGGTGCGCTATCAGGTCAGGCGGTTTGAGCCTAAGACGTTCAGGCAGTGTCGCCCAGACGGCAAGGGCGGTTGGCTGTTCAATATGGATGGCGTCGAGGCGCTACCGTATAATCTGCATAAAATCCTAGCTAGACCCGATGAGCCTGTGTTTATCGTGGAAGGCGAGAAGGCGGCGGAAAAAGTAGCTACTTTAGGCCTTTTAGCTACCACTAGCCACGGCGGGGCAAAGAAGTGGCAGCCGGTGCTTAACCAGTATTTCGCCGGACGCAATGTCGTGGTCTTGGCTGACAATGACGACGCAGGGCGTGAACATGCGGATATCGTGATCGGCAATCTGTTTGGCGTGGCTGGCCGCATAAAGCGGGTGGAGCTGGACGGCCTGCCGCCGAAGGGCGATATCGTGGACTGGCTGGACAGCGGCAAGGGGCTAGAGGATTTGACGGCAGCGGTGAAGGCTGCGCCTACGGTGGCTGAGGCTCCGGCGGTAGAGGCTGAGGCGGAGGATTATAACAACGATAATAATGAGGGCGATTTCTTCGACTTCGTTGACGAAGATTACCTGATGAACATGCCGCCAATCGAGTGGGCGGTAGGTCAGGGCGACGACGGACTGATTACGGCGCACGGCTTGAGCATGATCTACGGCCCGCCGGGAAGCGGCAAGAGCTTCATCAGCTTAGATATGGCGCTGTGTCAGGCTCACGGCATCGACTGGCAGGGCATTGAGACCAAGCAGGGCGATGTGCTTTACATAGCCGGTGAGGGCGTTGGCGGGCTTGGTAAGCGCGTCAAGGCGTGGAAGTCAACGCACGGACTAGGCACAAGCGGCCACTTTCACATGCTACCGCTGGCCGTAAACATGCGCGATCAGGCTGAGGTTGAGAAGCTAATCCGGTCAATCGACCGGCTAGATAGGAAGTGGACTGCGGTATATATCGACACATTGGCTAGGGCAATGCTCGGGGCTGACGAGAATAGCTCAACAGAAAGTGGCCTAGTAATATCTGCGGCTGACGCTATCCGCAATCATGTACAGTGTGCAGTCGTGTTTGTGCATCACAGCGGTAAGGCGGCAGAGCGCGGGGCAAGGGGTTCATCGGCCATCCTTGGCGCGGTAGATACGTCTGTGGTGGTTTCGAAGGACGAAAGTTACATCACGATGCGCGTTGAGAAGCAGAAGGATGCCGAGCCTATGTCGGATATCACGCTGGAGATGACGCCGATTGCGTCCATATCAGGATCATCTGTGGTGCTGACGAGGCTGGATGGTGATGAGGCGGCGCGGATAAAGCGGTCAAAGCCACTCAATGCGGATCAGAAAATAGCCCTTGAGGCGCTCAGAAATGTCATCATAGACACCGGCAGAGACCGCGTTCCGTCGCGCGAATGGGCGGATGCACACGGCGGAAAATTGCCCGATAAAGACCCAAAAAGGCGCGGAGATGACCGGACGGCACTAATTAAGAAGGGTTTGGTCGGTGCAGACAAGTGGACAGTGTGGCTTATTAACGAAAACAAAGAGTTAACATAGGATATCCGATTCCGATCGGAACATCCGTCGGATCACTTCGGAATGTCCGTCCGATCCGGTTTCCTTTAGGAACCGGACGGATATTCGGAAAGCGGAAACGGAAGGTAAAAATGGAGGGTGTAATGGCGATTAAAAAGACAACGAGGCCGAGGCCAAAACCTAACAAGGTTTACTATCAGCCTACTCAGCCAGCAATGCGTCGGATGCAGGACGCGTTGCATAGGTATGACGATGTTGTGTCGGAGGTTGAGGGGCGATGGGGTGTCGACCGTCTGGTGTGGGTGTGTGGCAGTAGCGAACTGCGTGACAGGTTCGAGCAGCAGATGGATCGGCTCAATGCGGCGATAGATAAATGCGATCCGTCCATCGAGCATGAAGTTGAAGTGACGTTGCGTGGTGTGGCGGCGTTAGAGCAGGCGGCAATAGCTGCTGGCGCGAAGCCTCTCAGCGGTGACTACATCGAGGGCAGGATGCCGGATGGTAGGGTGATAGCTATTACGGCGACAGGGTATGAGGCGGGTAAGGTTAAGCGCGACAATCGTGAGATGGTCGTGTATTCTGTTGACGAGATAGGGCGTATCATTGAGGGGTTGAATAAAGAGGCACCTGTGGTTGATGCTATAAAGAACGCGTTTGCCGGTGCCGAGGTTGAGAGCGTTAAGCCGGTTCCGGCTAACCTTGACGACGAGATACCGTTTTGAGTGGGGTTCGGATGGAAGATATCGACAACGAGCGTGACGATGTGCTGAAGGATCGGGAATACATGCTCCTCGGCACATCCACTTGGGTTGACGTCAGAACGCTCACGGTGAACGTACAGCGCGTCGGTAATGGCGTCAGGGTAGATATATGGCCAAAGGAGCTTATGCGGGGCTACGAGCCGATAGCGAGCGTTGAGGTGCCATTTAGCAAGGGGAGGGATAATGATAGCGGCGGGGGATGGTAGCTGGCAGCGGATGCTCGATCAGGATAGATGCCCGAAGTGTCGGAGTCTGATGACAAAGCTGGTGAACGAGCAAATGATGGTCAAGCGTGAGTGCTTGGTGTGCAACCTAACGATTAACGAAATGGACAGGGATAATGAAAAGGGCTGAAGTTTTAGACACGGCGAAGGAATATGTGACAAAGGATCGCGCCGCCGATCACGGCAATATGGAGGACAACTTCAAAACGATTGCGGTGTATTGGTCTGAGCATTTGGGTCACAAAGTCACGCCGATTGACGTGGGTATAATGATGACGCTGTTGAAGATGGCGCGTCTCAAGAGCAATCCGTATCATCAGGACAACTACGTTGACGGTTGTGGGTATCTGGCTTGTGCCGGTGAGCTGGTGGATCACGATGGGTGAGGTGCTAGAGTTCAAGAAGCATTGGGTCTGGTTCTTTGAGGAGCCAGTGACGTGCGACTATTGCCTGAAAGAGACACGCGCTAAAGTGTTTGAGCAGATGCAGTCGATAGTTTGCGGCAATTGCGGTGAGGCGTTGCTGTTGATTGATGAGAAGACCAGCTATGTTTTGACCGTAGATTTCGACGATGAGGATTACGACGATGTCAGCTAGGTTGCCTGATGATGTTTGGGTTGAGTTCCTATCTCGCGTGACAGCGGGTAGAGCTGGTCAGTCAGTGTGCAAGGACAAGGACATGCCAGCTTGGGGTACGACTTGGAACAAGATACACAACGACAAGGACTTTGAACGCAAGTACATGAACGCGCTGGCGTCTCGCGGGATGATTTATGCGGATCAGTTGGATGAGATAAATAGACGTGTCCTGAATGGTGAGATTGATCCACAAGCGGCTAGGCTTGTGTCAGACAACTTCAAGTGGACTGCGGCTAGGTTGCTGCCGAAAGTGTACGGAGACAAGCAGCAGGTTGATGTGACGCATGAGGCTGGTGGGTCATACCTCGACCTGTTGCAGCAAGTGAACAAGGCGGCTCAGTTAAAGCACGTTGATGTGGTAGAGCACACAGAAGACACAAGTGATGGATTACGCGCACGCGCGACCGAAGTTAACCAGATTCCGGTTAACAACGATATGCCTAAAAAACAGGCAAACAGGAAGAAAAAGGGCAAAAAGTTATCCACAGGCAGCTAAGTCATTGTATTTGCACGATACGCGTTGCGCATAATTAACGTTATGCGACATTTCTGCCAAATATGTACAAAGTTAACCGAAATCCGGTTACCCACCCCCCCATCGAAATATCGCGGGGGGCGGGAATAAAAATATATACCCCTTACCACCCCACCCCCTTCGGAGATAACGCATGACCACCCGCCGCCACGAAAATGATTTTTACCCAACCCCGCCACTGGCCACACGCGCCTTGGCGGCGGTTGAGGCGTTTCGCGGCGACATATGGGAGCCTGCCTGCGGTAACGGAGCCATCAGCGACGTGCTGTCTGAGAAAAACGCGGTCATTAGCACTGACTTGCACGATTACGGATTCGGGGCGTCAAACGCTGACTTCTTAGCCGCAGACCAGCTCCTTGCGCCTAATATCGTCACAAACCCGCCCTACAAGCACGCTCAGGCGTTTGTGCAAAAGGCTATCGACCTTGGCGCAGAAAAGCATTGCTGGCTGTTGCGGCTGTCGTTTCTCGAATCCAAGAGGCGCAAGGCCGAGCTTTTTGACGTAGCGCCACCGTCGAGGGTCTGGGTGTTCGCCAAGCGCCTTACTATTTGGCGCGGCGATGAGGCTCCGACCAGTACCGGCACGACGGCATACGCTTGGTTTGTCTGGGATCGCGGCACCACTGACACGAAAATAGGATGGATTTAACATGACCACCACCCCCGCCACCGTCGAAGCCATAGCCGCCCTCCGCGCCGACCCGACGTTATTTGTCGAGGAGGTCTTGCAGGCCACGCCGCAAAAGTGGCAGGCGGAAGCCCTCAAGGCAATCGCCACACACGACCGTGTCGCCATCAAATCCGGTCACGGTGTCGGAAAGACGGCCTTCGAGTCTTGGGTCGTCCTTTGGTGGCTTATGACGCATTATCCGTGCAAGGTGGCCGTCACCGCGAACAGCGCACACCAGCTATCGGACGTATTGTGGACGGAGATCGACCGCTGGGCGCGTAACATGCCGCCCGCGTTCAAGGAGCTTTTGGAGTTCAAGGCTGACAAGATCAGCCTAAAGGGCGCACCCGACAGCTTCGCAGTGGCTAGAACGAGCCGCCGCGAAAATCCTGAGTCGCTCGCGGGCTTTCACTCGCCGCACATGCTGTTTGTGGTGGAAGAAGCGTCAGGCGTACCCAACGTAATCTTTGAGACGGCCAGCGGCGCACTTAGCACCCCCGGCGCGAAAATAATTATGTGCGGTAACCCAACCCGATCCGACGGTTATTTTTATGACGCCTTCCACGGCGACCGCGAAAAGTGGCACTGCATCACTGTGTCGTGCAGTGAGGGCGAATATGTTGACCCGAAGTTTATCCGCGAGATGGGCGAAAAATACGGCGAGGAGAGCAACGTCTTCGCGGTTCGCGTCTTGGGTGAGTTCCCAAAGCAGTCGGACGACGTGCTATTGCCGTTGCACTTGATTGAGGATGCGACGAAGCGCGACGTGGAGGCAGGTCCGACCACGCCTGTTGTTTGGGGCTTGGACGTTGCGCGGTTTGGCTCGGATAGGTCGGCGCTGTCCAAGCGTCAGGGCAATATATTGGTCGAGCCGATCAAGACGTGGCAGAATAAGGACTTGATGGAGCTTGCGGGTATAATCCTATCGGAATACGACGCCGTGCCTTACCAGATGCGGCCACAGGCGATCTACATTGACGCCATTGGCCTTGGCGCAGGACTGGCTGACCGGCTTAGGGAGCTGGACATGCCCGCCGTTGGCATATCTGTGTCTGAGACTGCCAGCCTGAAGGCTAAGTTTAACCGCCTGAGGGATGAGCTGTTCTGGCACTGCCGCGAGTGGTTTGAGGCGCGTGACTGCAAAATACCGCAAGACGACACGCTGATATCGGAGTTGTCTGGGATCAGGTATAAGTACCTCTCGACTGGCAAGCTGAAGGTTGAGAGTAAGGACGAGATGAAACGACGCGGGCAGAGATCGCCCGACGTGGCCGACGCATTTGTGCTTACCTTCGCGGGTCAGGGTGCGGTTGCTGGCGGCTACTCAAGAGGGTATAATTCAAATCGCAGTTTGAAACCAAAAACGAATTGGGTGGTTTAGTGGCCTCACCATATGAATATGGCTTAATAGCCGACGAGGAGCGAGGCTTATTAGGCACACTTGCCAATATGTTCAGCCCTATGCGCCGTCCTATCAGGACGCCAGCCGAGACCACCTATATGGAGGCCGACGGCGCACTTTACCCGCAATACAAGTCAGCGACTTACGGCGAGCCTGAGTTTGGGTTTCAATACATGCCCGCCTACCGCGCGATCTCCGGCCTGTTATCTGACCCTGAGGTTGCCGTTGACGCCGCCGCTGCAATGCCTGAGGCAATGCGGCAGATGGCTAATCAGCAAGTCGTGTCTGCCCTAGACGTTGCAGGCGGTGGCTCTGGTGAGCTTGTCGATGAGGCAGGCAACCAATTTGGTTATGACCCACTAGCCGTTGCCGCGCCACTTGCGCCTGCGGGTGTCGCCGCAGCTAAGGCTGGCGGCGCAACCTTTGGCGCTATGGGTGGTCGCGTAAAGCCCCCAACAAAGACTGAACTAGACCCCCTTGGGTATGGGGCTGTAAAGTTTGACAGAGCCGTGCCTGACATTGATGTCAGAGTAACTGGCACAAATCAACCAAACTTGCCACGCAAAGCTGCCACTATTGAAGATTTGCAAGGCAAGGTTTTAATGCCTGTTTATTGGGACAAAAGCTCAAACAGGGGGCTTTTGACAGGTATTGATGAAACCGATCTTGCCCGCCCTGTTTTACTTGAAGGTGGGCCTGACTTTATGGTTGGCCCAGCGGCTCAAGCTGAAAGAGCAATGCTTGCTTCTGGTCAAGGTATTGTCTCAACTTTAAGCAACAGAGCGAGGAAGCTCGCAGAAGAAACCGGCAAAGACATCGTTGGAACCACAATTACTATGGCACCAGACGCTGTCGATTTTACAACTTTTATGTCTCGCGCCTTGGCTGAACAATTACCAGCGGCAAGCATTACAAAAAAGGCTATGAAGTCATTCGACGTGGAAATGAAAAAAGTTGACAAAAAATGGCCGGGTGTCAACTCAGAAAATCTTGGGGATTATTTGTCTTCTGCCAGCTCTGATGTAAGAAAAAAGTTTGTTCGTACTATGGATAAAAAGCCGTTTTACGAGGCTGGATTTCCAAGTGTTGGCAAAACAAGAGTTGCTGTAACTGAGCCAGATTTGGTTGATGTGCCTGCGGGTCGCGCAGGTTTTGCCTTGGGGCAGATTGATCTTGATGCGCCGTTGTTGCTAAACCCTAAGGTTCCGCATGAGACATACCCAGTTCAAATGGTTGGTGACTATCTTGGTGGGTTTAAGACCCCTATCCCGCAAAGCCTGTTATGGCGCGACGCAATAAAAGGGATGGAGGGCAGAACATATTTTGACAAAAAACTTGGCCGAGAGGTGCCTTGGTCAGACGCTACAAGAGCTTACACATTGAAAACACAGCTACCCGGTCAGCTAGTAGACCAAGAGCTTGTGGATGCTCTTATGCAGTATTCATTGTTGGGCAAGTAACATGAACTCTGGCGGTTTTTCCATTTGTTCTATTCCGAGCGCGTCGCAAACTAATGCGTCTATTTGCTCTGCGTCTTCAAATGTTAAGTTGCCAAGTGTCATTGCGCGAAGCACAATAGTTTCACGGTGTTCTTGCGGTGTGGTTTCAATATTCATAACATGACCCCCTTAGTTAAAAACGAATTGTACCCTATATCAGGATAATATCAAAGGTTAAAATATGGCACCAACCCGCAAAAAGAAAAGCGTCAACCTATCAGTCGGTCGCGGTGAAAAGCAGTCGGTCAAGGCTGGTGGTGGACTTACTGCGAAGGGTCGTGCAAAATACAACCGAGCCACAGGCTCAAAACTAAAGGCACCTGTGACCGGCAAAGTCAAAGCCGGTAGCGCAGACGCAAAGCGGCGCAAGAGTTTTTGCGCCAGATC